CTACACTTCCCAAGAACGATTTGGTCCAAATAGTTGTCGAAGCTGCCGGCCCAGCTGCAACTGTCCCGTCCTTAGTCATTCCCTCTGTAAGTTCAGAGTTGGCCCCTATGGGCCCGTCTGTGGCAAGCTCCGGTTTACGCCGTCGAGCGCGACCAAATGCCCGGACTCGTAAACAGCGAGCGGAACGGAAAACGTCGTCGTCAGATGTTGTTACCGTTATCCGTCCCAAGTCTTCCCGTGCCGCGGCTGAGTCTAAGACCCAGAATGGCGCCGTTAAAGCGCCACCAGCCAAGGCTACGGTTGAGGACCAGTTATCTGACTTAGCTTCTCGCTTGGGTGTTGCCCGTCGCGTTACCCAAATGGCGCAGGCGATAACCCAGGAACCCGCAGCGGAGGAGTCGAGCTCTCAGGAGGAGGAGGCCACTAAGGAGGCCCCTCCCCCCCTGGAACTCTCCGAGCTGGATGCAACCATCCAAACGATGGTTGGGCACAGCGAGGTGGTGCCAAGTTTGGTATCGCTTACCCAGCTGGATACTCGGCGCGTGCGGGTTAGGTGGCCTTACGTGGCCCTTAAAGGATTAGGAGCAGTGGGTGCGGTCGTGGCCTCCGGCCTTGCGTATGCAGGCGAGTGGGGCTGGGCTGTTGCAGCAGGTCTCGGCTCTTGGAAAGCGTGGTCCGATAGTGGTGAACCAGTTTATCTGGAAAGCACCGCACGCGATCTTCGAGCTGAGGTTGTTGATGCAGCCAGGCGGCACCAGTGTGATCTCGAGTTATTGTGCGAGGCCATGAATGAAGGTATCTTACGTAATAAAGACCTTAATTCTGTCCATCAATCAGCTTATTTTGTGCGTAGCTGGATCATGCGTGAGCGTCCCCAGTGGTCCGCCTTGACTCGACTAACCCAAACTTCAGCCGTTTTGGCGGCTTTGAGTAGCATAACACCAGTGGAGCAGTCTCTGATTGATGCGTGGTCGGATACTGCTGTGAATCGTCAAATGATCACAATGGAGCGACTGGTTAAAGCTGCTCAGCTGCCTGGCGGACTTTCCTTTCCGCGTAAATAGCGAGGCCCTGTGAGTATACCGGCAATTTGTGCTGCCCCCAAGTCCTTTGAACCGTTGGGAAAAGGCTGCAAGATAGGGCCAATGCCGGTGGCCTGCAGGGATGAGCATAGGAGACGTTGGGTGCGAGTGGCACTCCCGACGTTCCTGGGTACTTTTAGGCCCTTTTGCCACTATGACTGCGCGCATAACCAGGAAATCGCGCTCCGCAATAGGGTGTTAGGTGCTGTTAAGCGCCCCTCTAAAGCCGGGCTGCGAAGATTGCGCGCAGCCGCCCGCAACTTGTGTCGTCATCTCCCACGGGTCGTCCCTGATCCGTGGTATGAGATGCCTAAGGCGTACTCAGGTGCTAAGCGGCTCAAGTATGAGCGGGCGACTGACGATGTGTTGGCACGTGGCTACACTCGCGATTGTGCGAAAGTGACCATGTTTGTCAAATTTGAGAAATTGAACCCCAAGAAAGTCAACCCTGACCCCCGCGCCATACAGTTTAGGTCCCCTCAATACTGTGTCGCGTTAGGGCGTTACCTTAAACCGTGTGAGCATAGGATTTACCGTGCAACAGGTAATGGCCGAGATTATCCAGCCACACGCTTTATTGGTAAAGGTTTAGGTAGTGTTGAAAGAGGGTGTTTAGTTCAGCGGAAATGGGATGCGATCGAGGACTGCATCGTTGTGGTCATCGACTTTGCTCGGTTTGATAAGCACGTGGATAAAGCGGTGCTGCCAATTGAGCATATGTTGTACCTACACATGTGTCCCCATCCTGAATTCTCCCGCTTGTTGTCCTGGCAAATAAAATCCAGGGGCAAGAGCGGAAGCGGTATTTTTTATGTATCGCTTGGCAGGCGCATGTCCGGGGAAATGAATACCGGATTGGGTAATTGTGGTATTGCCTCGATGTGTGTGTCTGTCGTGATGCAAGGAAGGAAGTATGACATGTTAGTAGATGGTGATGACTGCATCGTGTTCATGAGGAAGTCCGATCTCGCTTGGTTCTTGGCCCACGCTCCTTCGCAGTTCGTGGAGTTGGGCTTTGAGGTTAAGCTTGAGACTATCGCGCGCTGCCTGCCCGAGATTCGGTGGTGCCAATCAAATCCCATTCAGGTTGCTCCGGCGGTCTGGAAATTTGTTCGTGACCCTGCGAAGATCTTTTCCACGGCCGTTAGTGGTTTCAAATATGTTGAAGAAAACCTGCGTCTGCGCCGGCGGTGGATTAACACCGTAGGAATGATGGAGCTGATTCTCAATTTGGGGGTGCCTGTGCTACAGGAGTTCGCTTTGGCTTTGATGCGAGTCGCGGACACTAGTGAGCACATCACATTACAAGATTGTGACCCCATGTATCATCGTTTGCATCGTGAGCTACACTCACTGAACATGCGCTGTTTGGCGAAACGCGATCCCCAACCCATTCAGAGTTGTGCGCGGTTAAGTTATTACCAAGCATTTGGCGTGAGTGTTGAGCTCCAGTTGTTGCAGGAACAGTTCTTTCGAACTTGGTCCTTCCCCCTTGTTGGCGATTCAACTCTTGTCGTGGATTTGGATCCCGGCCCCTGGCAGTTTGTGCACTTGTTCACGCCAGAGGTATATCGCCCGGGGGAATGAGTAAAGTTCCAAATAAGAAAACTGTCCGGGTCCGCCGCGCCAAGGTGGACCGTTCAAAGCCATCTCCTGTAGGTGGCGATCTACTCGTCGCGCAGGGTAAACCGCGCGTTGGAAAAGGGGGGCGCCCGAGGTCGGGCATTGCTACCCTCTATCCCGAGAAGATGAAAGCGCTACAAGCAGCATCCGTTCGGTTTGGTGGGGGAGCCACCACCACGGGTGCTGATCCTGTGACCGAGGGGGAACTCTATGCTTTGTTTAGCATGTACCCCGATTTCTGTCAAGGGGTGCCACCGTCAATGCCTGGCTATGATCAGTTAGCCGCTGAGCGTTTCCGAACTCGACATGTTCAGCATGTTGAGGCCAAGAATGGTTCGGGAACAGTGTACTGGAACGTGGTCTCTGTGAGGCCATGGCTCTCGAATAACATGATGATAGGCTTGACATTAGACGGCTCCACTCCTTGGGCTGTTGCAACAGAGTACGGCGTTGGGCATCCTGACACTGCCGCCATACAAGCGCGCTACATGTACGTGCGGTGCACTGGTATGGCGGTGAGGGCGATCTCACTTCAGAGTGCCGGCGGCGTGCAGGGAATGTTTACAGCCGGGAATCGGC